GCTCGCGCACCGGCACCGTTACGGTCAACGCGACCGTTTCGACCGAAGGCTCGACGACTGTCGTCCTGACGGGTCTTGGCTCGACGACGATCAAGGCCGGTGACGTGTTCACCATCGCCAACGTCTTCGCCGTCAACCCGCAGACCCGTGAATCGACCGGCTCGCTGTATCAGTTCGTCGCTTTGGCGGATGTCACGGCGTCCACGACGGCTTCGGTCACGGTCCCGGCGATGTATTCGGCCGGTCAGGCGCTCGCCACGGTCGATGCGCTGCCGCAGTCCGGCGCGGCGGTCACGTTCCTCGGCGCTGCTTCGACGCAGTATCCGCAGAACCTGATCTACCACAAGGACGCTATCGCGTTCGCCACCGCCGACCTGCTTATGCCGCAGGGCGTCGATATGGCGTCGCGTCAGGTCCACAACGGCATCTCGCTCCGTATTGTTCGTCAGTATGACATCAATAACGACCGACTGCCCTGCCGTATTGACGTTCTGTACGGCTACAGCGTCATTCGTCCGCAGATGGCGGTCCGTCTTTGGGGCTAACAGAGTGGGCTTCGGCCCACTCTTCTCAATTCAAGGAGTTCTGAACCATGGCTATCACTACTCAGGGCGCGTCCTACCCGCTCGAATCCTTTGGCCCGACGCCGGCGCTTTCGCAAGGCACGGGCGGCTATCAGTTCTCGGCTGGTGTTCGTGGCGAACCGCTTATGCGCGCTCAGGCCGCTTCGGCGGATCTGACCGGCGCAACGGTTACAATTACGGCGGCTAATCTGGCGGCTGGCATTGTGACTATTGATTCCGGCGGCACCGATGCAGGCACGTATACGTTCCCGACTGGCGCGCTGATTGATGCAGCGTTTCCCAGCGTTGCCGTTAACACCGCTTTTGATGTCAGCTTTATCAATATCGGTGACAACGCGGCTAACGACGTGACGTTTGGCGCGGGGTCGGGCAACACGATTGTTGGTAGCGCGGTGCTGATTGATGGCGCTACGACGACCAATCCGTCGTCGGCCATCTTCCGATTCCGTAAGACTGGCACGGCGGCGTATACGATTTATCGCGTCGCGTAAAAGGAGAAGGCAATGCCTAACACTAAACCTGTCGGCGTTGCCTTCTCTGATCCCGAGCTTGTGAGCGGAACAACCATCACAGGCGCGACGATCAGCGGAAGCACGCTCACTACTGCTACCGTCTCTGGCACGGGCACGTTTACGACTCTGGCTGTTGATGTCGCCAAGCCTGCTGCGGCCGGGTCTACCCGCGCCGATGCGACGGCCATGACGGCGTCGTTCAACTGGGTCACGGCGGCGGACGCCACCAAAGGCGTCATTATTCCGGCCCCTACGGCTGGCCGCGTTATTATCGTCAAGAACGATGACGCGGCCAACGCTATTCTGAAGGTCTATGCCCCTGGCAGCGCCAAGATCAATGGCGTTGCGGGTTCGACGGCGTTCAGCATGGCGGCCAAAACGGCCTGTCTGTTTGTGGCGTATGATACGACGGACTGGTTCTCGGTTCCGCTTGTAGCATCCTGATTTAATAGCTCCTCGGCCACGGCCGGGGGGCTTACCACAGGTGGAAAATGGCGGTAATTTATCTGCGGCACCCTAGACACGGGGTAAAAGTCGCGACAATGGATCTCGAAGCCGACTACGACGAACAGAACGGCTGGGAAAGGTTTGAACCTGATGACGACAGCGGGCGAGCAGATCAACGGAGCGTTGCGGCTTCTGGGCGTCCTCGCGGAAGGCGAAACGCCTTCAGCCGAGACGTCTCAGGACGCGCTGTCCGCGCTGAACCAGATGATCGACAGTTGGAACACGGAACGCCTGTCAGTGTTTTCGACGCAGGACCAGATATTCACCTGGCCGTCGGGACAGATCAGCCGAACGCTGGGGCCGACAGGTGATTTTGTCGGCAACCGCCCGGTTCTGGTAGACGACGCGACTTACTTCCGCGACCCGCAGACCAACGTCTCCTACGGCATCAAGATCATCAACCAGCAGCAGTATGACGGCATCGCTGTCAAGACTGTGACCAGCACCTATCCACAGGTGATCTGGATCAACATGACGTTTCCCGACATCGAGATGTATATCTACCCGGTGCCGCTCCGCGCGTTGGAGTGGCACTTCATCTCGGTCGAGGAACTGTCGCAGCCGGCGACGCTGGCTACATCGCTGACGTTCCCGCCGGGCTATCTGCGCGCGTTTCGCTACAATCTGGCCTGCGAGATCGCGCCGGAGTTCGGCGTCGAGCCCTCGGCGCAGGTCCAACGCATCGCCATGTATAGCAAGCGCAATCTGAAGCGCATCAATAATCCTGACGACATCATGGCGCTGCCTTACAGCATCGTGGGAACCAGACAGCGCTATAATATCTACGCCGGGAACTACTGATGAAGTCACCCATCCTCGGCTCCGGTTACGTCGCCCGGTCGGTCAACGCCGCCGACAACCGGATGGTGAATATCTTTCCCGAGATCGTGCCGGAAGGCGGCAAGGAGGCCGCCTTCCTTCAGCGCGCGCCGGGGCTGCGTCAGCTCGTCCAGCTTCCGACCGGGCCGGTGCGCGGGCTGTGGACTTTTGGGGACTATGCCTACGCGGTGTCCGGCACACGCTTTTATCAGATTGATTCCAACTGGGCCTACACCGACAAAGGCGGCGTTGCTGGCACAGGTCCGGTCAATATGGTCGACAACGGCACGCAATTATTCATCGCGGCCGGGGCCAATGGCTACATCTACAACGCCAACACTGACGTTTTTGCGCAGATCACGGACCCTGATTTCGCCGGTGCCGTAGGCGTCGGGTTTCTGGATGGATACTTCGTTTTCAACGAACCTAATAGCCAGAAGTTCTGGGTGACGTCGCTCTATGACGGCACGTCAGTCGATCCGCTCGACTTTGCCAGCGCCGAAGGCTCGCCGGACGATCTGGTCACGCTGATCGTCGACCATCGCGAGGTCTGGCTGTTTGGCACGACATCGGTTGAGGTCTGGTATAACGCCGGCCTGCCGGACTTTCCGCTCGCGCGTATCGAAGGCGCGTTTAACGAGATTGGCTGTCAGGCGCCCTATTCGGTCGCCAAGCTGGACAACGCGCTGTTCTGGCTTGGGCGCGACGCCCGCGGTAACGGCATCGTCTATCGGTCCAAGGGATACACGGGTCAACGGATCTCGACGCACGCGGTCGAGTGGCAGATCCAGCAATATACGACGCTTGCTGACGCGGTCGCCTATACCTACCAGCAAGACGGCCACGCTTTTTATGTGCTGAACTTCCCGACCGCCAACACGACGTGGGTCTACGACGTATCGACCGAAGTCTGGCACGAACGCGCCGGGTGGGAGAACAATCAATTCACCCGCCACCGCGGCCAGAATCAGATGAATTTTGCGGACGAGATTGTGATTGGCGACTACGTCGCCGGTATTCTCTATGCGTATGACATGAACGTCTATTCCGAAGCGGACACCATCCAAAAATGGCTTCGGTCGTGGCGGGCGCTCCCAACCGGGCAGAACGACCTGAAACGCACGACGCAGCACAGCCTCCAGCTCGACTGCGAGTCAGGCGTCGGGATTGTGACCGGCCAAGGCAGCGATCCACAAGTCATGTTACGCTGGTCGGACGACGGCGGGCATACGTGGTCGAACGAACACTGGAAGTCGATGGGCAAAATTGGCCAATATGGGAAGCGCGTTATTTGGCGCCGGCTTGGCATGACGACCAAAATCCGCGACCGCGTTTACGAAATTTCCGGCACCGATCCGGTCAAGATCGCTATCATGGGCGCCGAACTCATTCTGAGCCCGACCAATGCCTGAAAATATTACCCGCATCCCGGCCGCGCGCGTCCCGCTGACGCCTACAGAGCTGATAACGCGCGAATGGTATCGGTTCCTCTATAATCTCTATGCTATCCTTGGCAGCGGATCGCTCCGTTACGGCACGTTCTACGACACAACGGATCAAACTGCTGCGGCCATAAACACGGCCTACGCTATCACGCTCAACAATACGGATCTATCGTCTGGCGTTTACCGCGGGACGCCTACGTCCCGTATATATGTAGACAGGCCGGGAGCCTACAACTTCCAGTTCTCCGTCCAGCTCATAACTACCAATAGCTCAGACAAAGATGTCTACATATGGGCTCGAATCAACGGCGTAGATGTCGCTAATTCCGCCACCAAACTTACCATTGGCGGCGCGAATGGACACGCATTTGTAGCCGCGTGGAATTTCGTGCTAAGAATGAATACAGGCGATTATTTTGAGCTTATGTGGGCGACGTCCGATACAAATGTGAAAATCGACGCCAGCGCGGCTACGGCCTTCTGTCCGGCCATTCCTTCGGTCATTCTGACCGTGACGTGTAATATAGGTGAATAATGGCAGCCCTTACTCCTACCGCCAAAATGCAGTTTTTTAAGGCCGACGGCGTTCCGTTGGTCGGCGGAAAGCTCTACACCTATACGGCCGGCACGACGACGCCGCAAGTGACGTACACAGACAGCTCGGGCGGCACCGCTAACACCAACCCGGTTATTCTGGATAGCCGTGGCGAGGCTAACATCTGGCTCGGCGGGTCCACCTACAAGTTCAAGCTGGCTGACGCCAACGATGTCGAGATCTGGACCGTAGACAACATCTCCGCGCCCACGTCCGGGGTCTCCCCGGCGCTGTCGGGTAACGTCACGATTGACACCAACTCGTCCAGCCCGGCGCTCAAGATCACGCAGACCGGCACCGGCTATGCACTCCGGGTGCAAGACAGCACCGACCCTGACACGACTGCGACAGTCATTGACAACACCGGACGTCTTGGCGTCGGGACTGTGTCGCCGTCTGAGCTGGTAGACATTTCCGGCGGCAATCTGGCGTTCACCGCTGCGGGCGGCACGCTTTACGCCAAAGTGACGCCGGGGGCGTCTCTGACGGACCTCGCCGCCGACGGCGCGCGGGCGCTTACGTTTACGACCAACAGCGTGGAGCGGCTTCGCATCACAGACACCGGACTCGTCGGCATCGGCAAGACGCCATCGGCTGGCGTTGAACTGGACGTTGTAGGCGATATCGCCGCGTCCGTATCCGTCAAAACTGACGTAGTATCAGAATTTACTTCCGCTGCTGGCGTAACGATTGATGGCGTTCTTTGCAAAGACAATCAGGTTGCGGCGGCCAATCGCGTGATAACTGCCGCAACATCGCAGGCAACAACCAGCGGCACAAGTATCGATTTCACCGGCATTCCATCATGGGTAAAACGAATTACTGTTATGTTAAACAGCGTATCTACAAACGGAACAAGTTTGATTCAATTACAGTTGGGGACATCAAGCGGCGTTGAAAACACTGGTTATTCTGGCGCTGTTCTTGGCGTTATCGGAGGCACTTCGGGATCGGCAGTTTTTTCAGCCGGGTTTGCTTTTGATGTGTCTGTTGCCGCAACAGACATTAGAAGTGGGGTCATAACTATTCTTCTTTTGGGCAGCAATACGTGGGTTGCCGCGGGGAACTTTGCGACTACTGGAGCCCGTGTAAGCTCGGTAGCAGGAGTGAAGCAGACGGCCAGCGCGTTAGACCGAGTTCGTCTTACCATGGTTAACGGCACGGACGCTTTCGACGCGGGTAGCGTCAACATCTTCTACGAGTGAGGCTGAAATGCACCCCTTTTCACTAGCCCTTCTAGGTGGCGCGCAGGTAGGCGCAGGGCTTCTTAGCCAGCGTGCAGCCAGTCAGGCGTCCGGCGCGCAGTCCAACGCCGCCATGATGTCGGCGCTCATTCAGGCGCAGCAGGCCGAGGCTGCTCGCCGGCAGCAGCAGGAGATGTTCAACAAGTCCGTTGAGCTTCAGGAGCCGTTTCGGCAGGGCGGCGTCGGGGCTACCAACCGGCTGGCGGATCTTTACGGCACAAGCGGCAGGACTGGAGCGGAGGGCTACGGCAGCTACGCCGAGATGCCGTCGATCAACCAGCTCCAGATGGACCCTGGCTATCAGTTCCGGTTCGAGCAGGGTATGCGCGGCGTGAACGCCTCTGCGGCGGCTCGGGCCGGGCTCCAATCCGGCGCCGCGCTGAAGGCCGCGACCGAGTTCGGTCAGGGCATGGGCACGCAGGAATACCAGAACGCCTACAACCGCTTCATGGCTAACCGCGCACAGGCCGCGGAGGCCATGTCCGGTCTGGCCGGGCGCGGCGCGGGCGTCGCGCAGGGGCTGGGCCAGCAGGCTGTCAGCACCGGCGCCAATATGGCCAACACCATGCTGGCGGGCGGTCAGGCGCTCGGGCAGGGTCTTGAGAATGTGGGTCAGGCCAGAGCGTCCGGCTATATGGGCGGCGCGTCGGCGCTGTCGCAGGCGCTTCAGGCTCCGGCCCAGAACTATCTGGCCTACAGCATGATGGACCGCTTCGCGCCGCAACGCGCGGCGTCGATTGGCGGGGCCGCCGGGTATTCATTCGGTGCGCCTACTATGAGCGCCGGATTTGCCCCCGGATTTATGGGCGCTCCGACTATTCGATGAGGACTGACTAATGCCCGTTCGCTACGACATCGCCGCACAGGTTCCGCAGGCTTCCGCCGGCCCGGACATCATGAACATGATGGCCCAGTATCAGGCTATGGGCTACCGCCAGCAGCAGAACGCGCTGGCGCAGATGCAGATGCAGGAATATCAGCGGCAGATGCAGGCCGGCGCCGCTATGCGGGGCTTAGCCTCTGAACCGGGGTTCAATATTGCAGACCCTCGCCTTGTAGGGCGCGCATTCGAGCTTGGCGGTCCTGAAGAAGGCGTCCGTATAGCCAATACTCAACGTCAACTCGCAGCATTACAGGCTCAGCAAGAGGCGCAAGCCGCGACCGCAAAATACCACACTGGTATGCTGGATATCGCTCGGGCAAAACTTCCGCTCGAAGAAAAGAAACTTGCCTCTGAGGTAACAAAAGAAGAACGATATGCGAGAGAAGCGCTATCTAAAGCCGATAGCGCCGCGCTTGATCTGGGCATAAAAAGAACCGCGTCCGCGCAGGATTTGTTGGCGCAATATGATCCTTCATCGTCTGATACATGGCCAAGCGTTTATGAAAGCCTAAAACAGACTTCGCCGGAGTTCGCCGCTCGTTTTAGCCCGAATAAACCGCCAGACCAGAAATTGATCAGCGCTGCTATGCGAAATGCCGACATGGTTCGTCGTGTAGCAGAGGATACCATCCGGCAACGGACACAGTTGGAGTTTGCCGCGCCTCAGACACCGGCTTTTGCGCCCGGCTATATTCAAAGATACGACCCCACTACTAACTCATTCTACCTGGAGGCTCCGCGTCAGCCCGGCGCTATGCCAGCGGCTGCGAACGCTATGGTTACGCCGCCATCGGCGATGCCGCAGAATGCGTTTACAGGGCAGCCTATGACTCCTATGACGCCTGCTGCCCCCGTGGCTCCTGCGGTTCCCGTTGCGCCAGCAGCGGAAGAACCGCCTGCGCCGGGGCGGATCAAGCCTACGGCTGCACCCATGCCCCCCATTGGCACGCCTGAATATGAGGTCAGACGTTCAGCACGTTCGGTTCTCGACATCGCTGGCGTCGATCTCGACAAAGGCACGAATCGCGTAGCTGACCTTATCAAGAATACGCCGTCTAGTGCGTTCCGCGCGTATGCACAACAAAAGACCGGCGCATTTGCGGGTAAAGCTACACCGGAAATGGAAAATGTCGGCCGCCTAAACACTATCATCGACAACATGGTGTTGGCCGCTGCAAACAATAAACTTGGTGGGCAGGTCTCGGATGCGGACGTTCGTCTTCTTAAAGAAGCGCAGGCGCAGATAAACGACCCCAGCGTCCAGCCCAATCAGCGTCTGGCAGCGTGGGATGAAGTGCTTCGCATTAAAGCCAAGCAGGCCGGATACAGCTATACTCCTATGGATCTGTCGCAAATCCGCGCGCAGCCTATCATTGGCGAGCGCAAACCTGCGCAGCAGGATGAAAGTGCTATCCTCACCGATATATTTGGGTCTAAAAAATGACCGATGAGATCTATGGAAAGATCGAAACCGCGCGCAAGCGAGGTGTCTCCGACGAAGCCATAAGAAAATTTCTTATGGATCATCCTCTCGTGGAGCAAGCGCGATCTAAAGGCGTTGCTGACTCTAAGATATTTGAACATCTCGGGCTCGCACCGCAAGAGCCGGGCGCTTTGGAGACGATAGCGTCTGAAGTCAATACAATACTTGGCAACATAGAACCGGACGTGATGGCCATAGGTCAGAGTCTCACGCCTGTGGAACTTAGCCGCACAATCAATCGCGCCGTTATGAGCCCTCTTGAGACGGCCAAAAGTGCAGTCACGGGCGTCGGTGAGTTTCTGCAACATCCGTATGAGACTTTTAGGGAGCGCCCGGTTTCTACGCTTCTTGGCGTCACTCCGTTTGCGGTAGGCGGCGCAAAGTTGTTGGGCGGCGCGCGTCGGGTCGCCGCGCCGGTCCTTGAGCCTCAGCGCGCTGCCGTTCAGAATGTTATGGGCCAGCTTACGGAACCGCAAGCATTTGCCAATGCTATGGCGCGGCCTGTTCCCGTTACGCCCGGCGCTCCAGCCGCTACGGCCTCGCAGGCTGCTGTTGCGGCGGGGCTTTCCGAACCGGCTGTTGCAGGTATGGAGTCTTCTCTGATGAACGTCACGCGGCCCTATGGGCGCGAGATATTTGGGCTTCAAGAGCAAAGGTTTTCGGCTATTCAGCAACAGATACGCCGCATAGAAAATGATATCGCGCAACGCGCTGATACCATGTCTCCGGCTGAAGTAGCGCAACTTCGCACAGTTCGTGACGACCTTATGCGCCAGCTTGCCGCAGAGCAGCAAAGTCTGACGCAGCAGGGTCAAGCGCTTGTTGGAAATTTACCTGCGGCTAGCCAGAGAGTGCAAGGCGAGGTCATACAGCAAACAGCGGCGCAACTTAAACAGACCGCCAAAAAGCAACAGATTGAGCCTGCCTATGAGCAGCCCATCCGCGCTGCGGGGCGTCGGCAGATAGATATCACCCCTGTTGTGGCGTTGTCTGAACAGGTGTTGGGGCGGCCTTTGACGGCTTTTCAGCCGGAAACCGCGCCCGGCGCATTGGCGAGAGAATTGGCGTCGCTACGCCGCCCGCCGTCGCAAGGCGATTGGGTTTCACTTGGTGAAGGCGCAGGATACTATGGAGAGCCGGGGCCTCCTGCTCCGACCACCGCCAGCCTCAGACAGATAGACGCTATCCGACGCGGCATAAACGCAGATCTGGCGCAAGCGGCGCAGGCCACTGACGCTGGCGCCGCCACGCGCTACGCTGCGCTGAAAGAAATGTCCAGCCGACTTAATGCAGCGGTTGAGCAGACTGGCGCGATACCGGACTCCGTGAAAGCCGGCTATCGCCGGGCCAATGAACTCTACCGCACAGAGTATGCTCCTCGGTTCAAGACCGGCATTACGGCGGATATGCTTCAGCGGACTTCGCGGGGCGTCACTAAACTGCTGCCTGACGATATCGTGGACGCGGTTCTCAAGAACGAAACAAACGCAGAGCAGTTTGTAAATACCTTCCGAGGCGACCCTGCTGCACAGAGCGCGCTCAACGCCAGCATCGTAGGCCGCGTCAGAGAAGCTGCGTTAGATCCGACTACTGGATTTATCCGCCCGGAAAAGATAGACGCCTTTCTACAGAATCCGGCGTTAGACGCTCTCGGCGTAGATCTGCGGGCGACGCTTCAGCCGTTACGCGATGAGGCTATTCGCATAAACGACGGGCTGACAGAGCTGAGCGCTCGCGCCCGTAAAGTCGGAAAAACAGACGCAGGCGCTGTTGTGGACGCGGCGCTTAAAAATGCGCCCGAAATGAATTTTGTTTTAAGCCGCATAGGGCCTAACGCAAGAGAAGCGTTGCGCAAGCAGGTCACAGACCGCGCTCTAGGTTTTATCCGCGCAGACACGCCAGATAAGACTATAAAATTCCTTGATAAGCACGCCAAGCCTTTACGGATCGCTATTGGAGACGAAGCCATAAATGATATCCGGGGCTTGGCAAACGCTCAGTCTATACTTCAGAAGGCCGAAAAAGCTGCGCCCCTGCCGAGGCAGGAAGTAGCTACGCAGCTCAACGGGTTTACGCCTGAGCAGCTAACAGACATAAATGTCTTGCTTCAGGAAATGGATCGCCTTGAGAAAGTAGCTGGGCTGTCAAACGTGCGCCCAACAGGAACTGCGGCGGATCTGGCGGCGCAAGAAGGATTGTCAGCGTCGCAGATACCCGGATTTTTATCCAAGACCATCACGTTTACGAAGTCTATGCTGGACAGAATCTCAAACGTCGCAACGCAGCGTATGCAGGTTGAGATGGCTAACTTGTTAGTCAAAGATCGGGAACTCCTCGGGCGGTTGATAAACGAGTCTTTGGCCAAAAAGACCCGTAAATCGCCGGCGCTCCGCGCTTCGGTTGCGGGCGCAGCTATCATTCAACCCCAGAACCAGAATGCGATGGCCCGATGACAAAGCTCAACGCAACCTCCATCAGCCGCTTGCGCGGCGTAGACGCCGACCTGATCGCCCTGGCCAAGAAGGCGCGGGAAATCAGCCCGATCCCGTTCGAGATCACCGAGGGCCTGCGCACGGCTGAGCGCCAGCGCTACCTCGTCAAGACCGGCAAGAGCCGGACAATGAAGTCCTATCATCTCCGCGGCAAGGCGATGGACTTCGTCGCCATGCCGGGCGGCAACGTCTCGTGGGATCTGAAGGACTACAAAACCATCGTGGAGAAGGCGTTCAAGCCGGCGGCCAAGGCGCTTGGGCTGACCGACAAGATAACCTACGGCGTCTACTGGAAGTCGATTGTAGACGGACCTCACGTACAGATTGAGACATGATACAGGAAACCCTTCGCTTTCTGATCTGGTCCGCCATGTTTTCGCTGCTGCTCTGGGGCGCCGCGCTGCTCACGGGCTGCTCGGTCGAGGGCGCAGGGTTCGAGAACAGCGGGCGCATACGCCAGAAGGTGGTATGCAAACAGGTAAGGCCCAATTATACGGAGTGCCGAAATGTTGACTAACTGGATGACGACCATTCCCGGAATCCTCGCGCTGCTCACGGTCCTGTGGAACGCCTGGCAGACGAAGTCGGTTAACTGGGAAGATCTTCAGGGCGCGCTGGTCGCCATCGGTCTGATCGCGGCCAAGGACTGGAACGTGACCGGCGGGACGCGGTGATCCTCGCCATCCTTTCGGTTGTCAGCGGCCTGTTTTCGGTCGCTGGCAAGATCTTCGAATGGCTGTATGCCGTAAAGATGGTGGACGCGGGGCGTGTTCAGGAACGACTTGACGCTCTCAATAATCAGGTCCGCGACGCCCAGATCGCCGTGGCGGCTCGCGAGTCTGTGCGCGCTGCTACCGTTCGTGACGGCGTGTCAATCGACGAGCGAGACCCGTTTCTCCGCGACTGATTTTTGCTCTGCAGCGCGGGCAATCTACTATTCCCGCCACGATACGAAACCGACAATCGCACAGATCCGCGAACACAACGCGGTCGGCGTCGCTCTCAAATGCGGATGGGTAAAATAATGCCGGACGGATCGCGCGACTGCGAAATCATTATGGAACAGCTGCGGGAAATCCGCGACATGCACATTGCGCATTCATCCGAGGTGAAGGCCGAAATCCGGATGATAAAAGAGACGCTTGAAAAAATAGATACGATCGAAGCATCGATCGAACACATGAGAATTCAGGACGCGCGACAGCAGGGCCAATTTGATGGGGCCATATGGACGCTGGCGCGGATCGGCGCGGTGGTGACGCTACTGTTCGCCGGCATTGGCTGGCTGACGACCGGTGGCGGCTGGCAGTGGATCAAGGATCACATTTAGCGTTTTTCTTCTCTTCCTTCAGCGCGGCGCTGGCAGCGCGGTAACACCTTTCTGCAATGTCAGGTCGCCTGTCCTGCCAAGGCAATCCCCACCATTGCTGCCAACCGTTTAGCGCCGTCACCGATGAGTTGCTAAAATGGGTGAGCCTGCTAACTGTGTCAAGCATTTGCTTTGCACGCTTGACTTATCAAGCATTTCGGCCCATAACTATTCGGTCGGACTCTGCGTCCGGCAGGCACAATCAG